ATTCCTCAAGATGAAATTGAATTTGGCAAAAAATGTATATCACAATTTTTTATTGAATTTGATGATTTAACTGATGAAGAAGTAATACATGGCAATGAAGATTTAGCCTCAATGAATAAAGATTCAGTGAATGGATTTGGATATGGTAAAGACAAAGCAGATTATATAGATATCAATACAGGAACAATGACGCAAGAATTTAGAGAAAAATTGGATAGTTTTATGGACAAATGTGAAAATGATAAATTACAACCTGAAGATTTGATGTTTTATGAAGCTTTGAAAGATGAATTAAGACCTATTGAAAAAGCTAATAAACCAAGAAGTTTTCGTGTAGCCCCTTTACATCATACTTTTTTAGTTAAAAAATTTTTAGGAAAATTGTTTGTTCATTGTCGTAAGAATATGTGGTTTAATCAGATTGCAGTAGGAATAAATCCCTATCGTGATTGGGATAAATTGTATAAACATTTGAAACTTTGTTTTATTTTATTTGATGGTGATGTAGGAAATTGGGATGGTGGAACTGCTGCTCAAGTGCAGGACGCCATTTCACAGGTTTGTTTAAAATTTTATAAAGGAAAAAAACTCAAAAACTCTCGCTAAATTATTATGTTCTATGATTAGAACTTTTGTTTTAATCAAAGAAAAAGTCGCTTTAACTACTCATTCTATGCCTTCTGGTTGCTGGGTTACAGCTTTTTTCAATTCCCTATATAATAGATTTATTTCAGCAATGGTCTTGTATAGAGAAATGAAGAAAGATGGAAAAACAGCAACTGTTTCCGATTTTTTAAATTTAACTGATTTTGTTTTAGGTGATGATAAACTTTGTGGTGCTCCAGAAAATTTGTCTAAATATTTTAATGCTTTTACTGTTAAGAATTATTTTAATAGTTTAGGGATGAAATATACTGACGGAGAAAAAGGAGAAATTACTAGCGCTTCAAAACCCATACATGATTTGTGTTTTTTAAAAAGATCTTTTAGATTTCATCGTAAATTAGAAAAGGTTGTAGGACCTTTAGCTTTGGCAACTTTGGTTAATAGTTTAAGATATTTTGATTCTTC